AAGAAACGTTTTGCCATTTATCTTATCCTTATTTGCCTACTTGCATCCATACAGCAGTAGCTATGAATGTCAGTACTGCAACTGTTCCTAATTGTACTAGTGTCTTCCATATACTCTTTTTAGTATCCCGCCATGAGTCTAACAAACTACGCAACTCTTTAATGTCATTAGCTGCATCCATGTCAGATAACCCTAAGTCGCACAGAGCTTGTTTAGCGCCCTTCTTAGCGGCTCTATCAAGCATAGCTTCAAGTTTCTCTGTGGTCAAGGTATCCATGTTTAATCTACACCATGCTTATTTAAAGGGCAGTTATTACCAGAAAGTCTAGCCTTAAACAACATTAAACAGCCACACTCTTTACACGTAGTAGTGGCAGTATTGTAACTTTCACAGCTTTTACAGATGTCTAATTTCTTTTTATAGTTGTCTCCAGAATCTAAGAACATCATTGACTGAATTCGTGTATAGAGGTGCCACCTGATATGCTATCGAAATTAACCTTACGATTTAGCCAGTCTGTAATAGTTTCTTCAATCTTAGTCGTATTAGGGAATGTACCTAACGCTTCCCAGATACGTGTGCCATTATGTAAAGCTATAATAGAAGGAATTACAGGGGGTGCAAATAAGGGTATGTCTGAAGAAGTTATGTCTAGTTTAGAGAACGTAACTGTAGGGTAGTTGCCTTCAATACCCTCTAATTGAGTTACCATCTCTACACACGCTTTACATTCACTGTGATGTAATACGACCAAATCCCAAGAGTCTTCTTCGCTCCGTTTGTTAATTAAGTCTTGCTGTGTAACTGTTGTTATTGTCATTATACGTATCCTACTTGGTCTGCTGTCATTGAGCAGTATCTGATTGATATACCTGCATCTGGAAAACTAGCGGTGCAACCATAATCATTCTCTAGGTAAAAAAGCCAGCCGGGGTCATTTTGATGTATGCCTGTCACACCATTCCAGTCATTTGGATTGATGTTAGGTGTATTTGTAACAACACCTCCCTGAGTGAATGGAGAGGGACAACTAGCTGGTGTATTATAAGTACCTGCAAAGCCGTTATTCCAACAGGGTCCAGTTCCCATAGCAGTAGTGTTATCAAATAATAGGTTAAGTGAAGTTATCCCATAGGCAGCACCACTACCATACTTATAGGGAAAGTGGTTGTACACAGCCTCTCTCTCTGCGGAAGTCTTCTCTGGTATAAACATATCATATGAACCAGATCCAATTAATATACGCCACCGACCATATTCAGGTCTAGAGGAGTCATCCCCACTTCCGTAACGACCTAGTAACTTAGTGTTAGTAGTTAATCTACGGCTTGTCATTTAAACGGTCTACCTCTGCTTTAAGTTCTTTAACAGCCTCAATAAGGTGTGCGATAATAGGTGTTGCATTAACAGACAAGAACCCATCATCTTTAGCTACAACAGCCTCTGGTATAATAGCCGCAACCTCTTGGGCAATTACACCTATGTCGTGATTACCTGTTTCAGACCAATCAAAAGAAACACCCTGCAGTTGCCCTATAACATCAAGAGAGTTAGTTACAGGTAGAATGTTTTCCTTAAGACGTTCATCTGAGCTATAGAAGAATGCTGTGGCATATAGATTATTAGCACTGAAGTTTTGACTACCAGAACCTGCCTTGTAAGCAAACCTGCTATTTGATTCACTTTCAGTGAAGTAACGACCATCTAAATTAACTGATGATAAACCTGTTATATGGCCGTAGCCATCCAGAGTTATATCTTGAATTACAGTTCCACTACTATTATTGACAGACCCTTGGCTAGATGTGTCGGTGTGACTAAAGGTTGTACCTGATAAACTTAGGCCACCCCCTGCACTATAAGTTGTATTGGTGTTTACTACAGTTTCAGTAGCAGTAGATAAGCCTGTAACGTGTCCATAAGTGTCTAAGGTTATGTCTTGAATGTAAGTACGACCAGAGCCGTTTACTGACGCCTGAGAAGAAGTATTAGAGTGACTAATAGATCCATTAGAGATCCCAATACCAGCACCAGCACTAAAGTGCGCCCTTACTTGAGCAGCGCTAGGGCCAGTATAAGTAATAACACCAGAAGTGCTATTGTAAGACAGGCTACCATCCCCACCTGTATCAGTTACAGAGATAGCACCTCTTGCTCTTGCAGTAGTGTGATACAGATTGCTAGAGCCTTCAGCTATTGTGTCTGTGTTACCCTGTGTAAAGCTCATCACACCTGTTGTGCTGTTGTAGCTTAAACTGCCTGTTGCAGATATAGCAGCCCTTGCTCTTGCAGTAGTGTGGTATAGGTTAGAACCTTCAGAAAGATCCCCTGTGTCGTGATTACTTATGCTTGACACAGTTCCAGTAACATTACCCGTAAGATTACCATTAACACCACCATTAGCTGCAATAGCACCTGTAGAAGTAATAGTACCACCTACGATAAGATCACCACTAGATAAAGTCACATCACCAGCGTTTACCGTGACATTGTTTGAACCAGAGACAGTAACAGCCCCATTAAGAGTAGTAGCACCTGTTACAGCTAGAGTACCAGCTAGTGTAGCGTCTGCACCACTTAGTGTGATAGCTGTAGTAGAGCCAGACTTTACAACAAGGTTGTTACCGTCATTAGTAAAAGTACCAAAAGTAGTACCTGCATCTTTCAGCAAGACATCACCACCGTCAGCATCAAGTGTAATATCACCTGCTGCATCTAAAGTAAGACCACCAGTAGATACATCAATCTCGTTATCAGAGAGTGTCATGTAAGCATTAACACCTACAATAGCTGAATCCTGATAAACAGTACCATCAAAGTAACCATCTTTATACTGCAGTAAGTTAGTGCCTAAGTCTAAGGTGTTGCTAGTCTTAGGGTTAACATTAGTAGAGGATACAACTAATTCTTGACTAGGACCAACCTTTTCAATAGGTGCTCCTTCACCTGCAGAACCATCATGCTTATGTCCTGTAGAAGCATTAAAAGCATTCTCTACCGCATTGTACTCTGCATCAAAGTCATCTGCATCAATAACGTTACCATTGGCAATGTTGTTTGCAGTATCCTGTCTAGTATAACCTGCCATTGTGTTTCCTTACTGTCTATCGTTTTGTCTGTACTCTAACAGCCCAGTGTCAAGAGTAAATGTAGGGTTAGTTGAATTGTCTTCAATACGCATAGCTATAGTCTTACCAGAGCCAACGATGTTAGTGGTGTATACTCTGTCAAGTTCACCACCAAAAGTAGCAGTGTTAAATACAGCATCAGATGCACCAAAGATAAACACTCTATCGCCTGTACTACTAATTTGTTGTGTAGCTGGCTGAAGAGTAGATGTATCAGTACTTGTACTAAAATCATAACGTATGTTAAGATCTAGGTCCATGTTACCTTTAGGTTCAGCATATAAGGTTAGCTTATAAAAAGACTTCCTTGTCTGTGGGTCTGTGATAGGCATATAAGGTGATTCATAAATAGCCTCAATGTCTAAGCTATCAAAGTCTGAGCCTGTCTCTAGCCGATATACGTAACCATTATCGTGAGAGAAAGCTACCATTTCTGTTGTACCAGAATAACGACTGTCTGCTACAAAAGCTTTAATCCCCTTAGTAGTAGACCAAGACATACCTGATGCACCCTGAGAGATGAACTTAGTAGCTATAAGCCCTTTACCCACCTCTGCCTGTTCAGAGGCAATATAAGCAAAGATACGGTACTGAGCTTTCTCACGTAATACAAGAGATGTAAAGCTAGATGTACTAGCTAAGAAAGTGTTGGAGTCTTTATAAATCTTATCAGATGCGACATCTAATGCAAAGTCACCGATACGGTCAGTAGCACTTAGTAATCTAATACCATCAGGTGCTAGATAGATAACGTCACCACCAATCTCTTGGATAGTGTCACCATTGATACAACCTATACGATCTGTAATAGGTGATACTGCAAAGTCTGCAGAACTACTACCAGTCAGTCTCTTAATGCTGTCCTGAGTAAAGATAATAAGTTGTTCACGAAAGACTGCTAACCCAGTGATGTCATTAGCTACATTAAAAGACCCTGCACCATTAGCAACACTAAAATCATCTACACTAAAAGGAGCAGTAAAGAATAAGTTACTACCCTTAGCGTAGAATGCAGTATTCTTAAATATAGCTACCTGCTCTGCACCACTAATATCTGTACTGTCTGAGGAAGTCATAAACGACATAGTGTTGCCGTTAGTGTTATAGATAGCTGGGTAGTTAGTACCATCTACGAACAGTACTTTATCATCACCATCCAAGTTATACAGAACGTGTCTAGCTTTACCACCGTTAGTACTGGCGCTAGTAGCCATGCTAGTCCATGAAGACCCTGTGCTATAGTAATACTGAGTAAGGTTACTAGCATTCTTACGAGCAGCCACTACTCTACCAGAGCTAATAACTTTAAGAGACAGGATAGGACCACTTCCCGGTACTGTAGTAGTACTATACTTTTCAAAACCTTTTATCTTAGAGTAACCACCCTCTTTATTAGCTTCAAAGTTTTGTAAGATAGTAGCAGAGCCAACAGCATTAGTACCATGTTGCAAAGGAGACAGGTTAGATAATAACCCGCCCTTAAACTCAATAGGAAATGTTGTCCATTGTGTTGCCATTAGAAGTGCACTCTTGTATCTCTAAGATAATCTGTACGATTAATATGTATGCTTCGTAGTTGTTTGATACCCTGCTCAAACTTGTTCAAGGATAATTGCGCTGCTTGCATGTCTCCACGAAACTGATACGCATAGTGCATAGCGCCATCTACAATAACATATCTATATTGTTCTGGCAGGTTAGGTACATCTGTAGGTAGCTCTAAATCATAAGCTAAAGTGAAATACTCATACACCACCTCATAATCTTTGTTTGGTGTAGGGTAAAAAATAAGCTCTCTACTTGGAGTCCTCACTACATGTGAAGGTACAGACCTAATGCTAGTGTTAGAGTTATACTCTGAATCTGCATATTTGTCAAGGTATTCTTCGTATGAAAGCACTTTTAATTTAACAGTTTCAACACCTAAAGTGTCATTACGCTTAATGCGAAACGTGTTCATGTTGATAGTTTTAGAATCGTAAGGCATACTATACCTAGCTTCACCTGCAGCTAACACTTCAGTTTCTTCTATGTGGTTCCAAGGCCACTCAAACTCTTCTTGATTTATGTGTCTAATAGACGCATTTATAGCATCCTTAGTTAAACTATAGTAGCCAGTAGCATTGGTGAAAGTACTAGATGTGAGTTCAACCTCATTTAGTCTTCTGTTTATATCATTAACTAAACTTAAGTAATCATATGCCATTATTATTTCTCCTTAATACGCAAGAAGATAGAACGTTCATATTCTAAGCCATTAGCTGTAGTAATATGACACACAATCGTATAACGTATGTTGTTAGTACCTAAAGCAAACCTAGCTGTAGAGACTTTATTACTCGTAGATATAGAACTTTGCACAAACTGTAGCCCATTAACAACTTGAGCGCTAGATACCTGAACCTTAGTCCCGTCCGAATCATGAATAGACCATACTGCCCCTGCTACAGTATCTGAACCTAAGAAGCGTGACCAATCTACACTATAGTCAACAACTTCATCTTTATCTTTATCAGGCCACTTATATGACATAGTTATCCCTTCTTATGCAGCGTATGCAGTTGTTCGTTTATCTTGGGCAGATATTACTACAGTGTTGTTTTGTTTAGGTTGGATATAGACTGTGTTATCTTTATCTGGTTTTGTTAAATACAGGATGTTTGTATATACAGGTGTATAAGGCGCTACATTCTCAGTTACAACAATCTCTTGCGGATCATTGAATGATATTTGTAGTCCTGTTGTAGTAGCTAGTGGTACAAATGCAGTCTTACTAAACTGTACATTCTGACCATCTACTACATAGTTACCTCTATTAAGAATCAGATTTATAGTTATGTTAGCATTAACAGTCTGTAAGTCTAGATCGAAAGAACCTTTTGTCGCAACTACATTTAAAGACTTTAAAAGTTCTACTTCTCTACCTACTACAGTAAAGTCAGCTTTAACAGGATCAATATGCCTACCAACATTAAGGGCAGTATCTGGTCCTGTAAGAGCAAAAGATCCACTCTCAGCAGCTAAGTTTAATGGACGTAGTGCAGCCTCTTGTCCTGATAAGGCATAGGTGCCTGTTACAGGTGCAACAAACGTTCCATAGTTAAATACAGTGTCTTGACTAATTAATGTATTAGTACCATTATCAACACTAAGAGAACGTTCTGAGTTTAGTGTAGCATCTGTTCCACTTAATGTAAACGGTCCAGATCCTGCAACAACGTTATTGCTTACTAAGTCAACGGACTGTCCAGTAAGAGTAAATACACCAGTACCAGCTATGATATTGTTGGCTACAAGGTCAACACTTTGTCCAGTAAGAGTAAATACACCAGTGCCAGCTACTAAGTTGTTAGATACTAAGTCTACAGATTGTCCTACTAAGGAGAACGTACCATGTTGAACGGCAAGGTTAAGTGACCTTAGAGAAACATCCTGACCAGTTAATACGAATGTGCCATGAGCAGCATCCATAATATTTGAGCGTTCTAGGATAAACGCTACAGCTTGACCAGTAGATGTAAACGATCCAGAATCAACTGCTATATTTAAGGATCTTAGTGCAGTGTTTTGACCAGTAAAGGTAAACGATCCAGTGTTAGCAGCAAACAGTCTGCCAACATTTAATTCAACAGGACGCTCCGTTACACTGAATGAGCCAGAACCTGCAGCTAAGTTTAACGGCCTTAGTGCAGCTTCCTGCCCAGTTAAAGTAAAGCTACCTGAACTTGCTACAAGGTTGTTACTGCCAAGTGCTGCAGCCCGTCCTGTAAAGGTAAAGCTACCTCTGTTAGCACCAATAATAAGATGCTTAAATAGACCTACTGCTCTTCCAGTAAGATTAAATGTACCTCTATCTAAGGAGACATTTAAAGTCTTATTTAACCCAACGGACTGACCAGTAAATGTAAAGGCACCCTTAGATGCAACTACATTTAATGCTTTAACAAAGTCTACACTTTGACCAGTAAGTGTAAAGTCACCCTTAGATGCAACTACATTTAATGCTTTAGTAAGGGTAACAGTTTGACCTGTAAATGTAAAGCCGCCTTGATTAGCGTCTCTAACTATGTCAAAGGTAACAGCTTGACCTGTAAATGTAAACGTACCTTGATTAGCATCCTTAGCTATATCAAAAGTAACAGCCTGACCCGCAAGAGTAAACGCACCACTCGCTGCATCTATTATATAGTCAATAGATGTAACACCACTGTCTGCCAGTGGCGCAGATGCGAGTGGGCTAAAGCCTAACATTAGTCAGCCTCTGCAATCGTTAGTGTGCCAGCCTCAACCTGCCGCATGATCTCAGCGTAATGGCGATTGGCAGGATCAAGGGGTACTGACATTTCAGTGCCGTCGATGGTGGCTTGGATGGAAGTGTTGGTTGTGCCATCCATGTCAACTTGGTACTGTGCTGATGTGATGTTCATATTATCCATGATTATAGCTCCGCATCGTAGTTCAGGTAGCCGCCATAAAAATAAACAGTGTTATTTGCGGGAATCGGAATAGTGTTACTCCGCATAGTGACTGCCTCAGGGGTGGAGACAGACAATGCCATTGTACCTGCATATCCATTGGTTGTAACGGGCGTGCCACTTCCGTTAGAGAAAGAGGGTGACGCCCTCATTGTAACCGCAAGAGGTATCACGCCGTGTGCGCTCCCTGCGCCTTGATTAAATCGGGTTAAGCATAAGTAATCAGGTCGAAGCGTCTGATAATACCTCTGACATCTAGCCAATGTATCCCCGTAGGACTGATGCTCAAATGGGGTGGCTGTGTCGCCTACTTCTAGCTGGACGCCTGTGAGGTAGAAGGTGGCACCGCTATTCTCCAAGAGCTTTACCGAACTTGAGCTTCTAAACGCTCTGCCTGACCATTGCTCTGTAGTAGATGCATCTTCTGCGTCAGCAGACCCCATATCCCACCAAATACGAACACCGCTAGTTGCGCTTGTCTTTCCCCAAGAACCTGTAGTTGGCCCCACGAAAGTGACTACCTTATGCTCCCAAGTATTTGCGGCTGAGATTGAGTATTCAGCAACGTAGGAAACAACGTAGTCATTATCTTGGATAACAACACTATAAGTTCCAGTAACGCTAGATTTCGCCCAAAACGAAAGAGTGCAAGTTTGTGCAGATGATGTCCCAAAGCCGAGATGTTGAACGTCCGTGCCTTCAACCCAATAACTAATGGCATTAACGCCAGTAGTAGTAGCGTCAGGGGATGTAACCGTAGTCTTCATGGAGAAATAAAAACCACTCGGAGCTTCCGTTGATTGCTCTCCAGTTAATTCACCACCATCAGATTGTTTATAGCACTTATACCGATCAATAGATGGATATGTTGGCGCGCCAAATGGACTCGCACTAGTCCCCCGCTGCGCCACCTGCATCGCACCATTGATGATCAAGTTGCGGTTAGACAAGGCACCATCATCGAAGGCGTTCCCTAAATCTGCTAATCCTCGTGCCTTGCTGCTCATGTTATTCTCCCAACAGGGTAGCCAAATCCAATGCTTTCAGCACATCAGGGTTTGCCGCAGCATCAATGCGAGCATCGTCTGTGATGTCACGCAGCGTTGTTTTCTGTGCAGCAATAGCATCTGCGCCAGATCCCGCCTCCAAAGCCTTCATGTAGGCCACATCCAAGTCAGCTAAGCGAGGCGCACGTTCTGCCCGTAGGTTGTCCTTGTGGATGGCCTTAGCCGCTGTCATGTCTACTTCGACAACTGATTCATTAAATGTCCACGCACCACGAAATGTACGATCTGTTGGTACTGTAAGAGATGATGCCTCACGGACATCACCGTTGATATTGATGTAAGTGGTCATGCTGCCATCTCCATTTCTTGGTTAATCTTCCACGCATTGCGGAAGCTACGATCACTAGGGATCAGTTCAACAGGTACAATCTTCATGATGCATCTGTTACCTTGGTAGTCCCGCCAGATTGACGGATCTATGTCTTTCATTACTAAGTATTCTATGGCTTCTTCTTCGCTCATAGCGCCAATAGGCTCAGCATATGGATGCTCTTTAGGCTGTCCATCTGGCACCAAGCGATCACGCTGGTAGGTGTCGA